CCGTTACAGTGGTCATTTCTTATTCCTTTAGAGTATTTATTGTTTTAGAATATCTGTAATTCAACATGGTTGATATAGGCCCCGTCTCGGTGCGGATATCTTGGATGTGCTTGGAATCTTAAAATTACTCCAAATGTTGGATCTACTATATCTTGTATACTCAATTCCGTTTTCCATAAATCTGTGGGACCACCATAAAATTTTATTGGGTCCAGATTAAGTGTGCCATAATTATCGCCGATGCCAGCATTGTTTAGGCAGAGTTGAATTGTTTCATCTGTTACTCGTCCTCCCCTATTAGCAGTTAGCCTTAGTTGTATTCCAGAAAGAACTTCAGGTAAATTAACAAAATTGAATCCAGAAAGTCGTAGATAAAAAGTTTTTGTTGTTAAATCTACCTTGGGCGCACGAGCTATATGCTGTAGCTGTCCTTTAGTAGTCAATGATCCGCTATTAGAAATCAGTTGACCAAAATTTTGAGAATCGTCCCAAGCAACATTTGATAATTCTAAACCTTGTTCAGCGCCAGGTTCATCATACTGCGTAATAGTTGTTGGCGATGTCCAAAGTGTACTCATACCAATATTTACCTAATCTGTTTGTGTACGCACAAAATGAAAAAGGGCTACAAGAGCCCTTTTCATATTAGTATCAAATATTAGTTTAGTACAATAGAAACTAATGTTGAAACTACGTTTGTTCCAGTTACCCAGTGAACAGTTTGTCCGTTATTGAACAAATAGCCGCTACCAGATTTTTGCCACAAACGTGCTTTCTTAGAAGTCAATTTTGTAACAAAATAAACATTATTACTTGTATCTTTAGCAGTAATTGTCATTAAACCAGCTGTTAACACAGTGGCGGTTGATAATTTACATGTACCACGACCTTGGTTGTTTTCAACTAGATAACGATGTGCAGCTTCTTGTTTGATAATAGCAGAACTTACAGCACTAGAACCAGTTGTTAGATAAGCTGTACAAGCGATTGTATTTGTATCTGTTTCAACGTGAGTTAAACCAACTGTGAATGTAGCACTAGCACCAACATCACTAAATGTGATAACATTACCAATCAAACTACCTGCTTGATTGTTTCTTGATAATGTAACTGTATTTGTACCTACATTAACTGCTGTAACATAAGTAGTGGAGGCATTAATACCTGTTCCTGATGCCTGCATACCTACATAGATACCATTTACACCGTTTAGTGTAATAGTGGCAGTTGAACTTGTTGTTACTGTGGCAGTTTGAGTTGCTGGAGCAACAACTGTAACAGTTGGGTTTGCGTTATATCCAGAACCTGGATTTGCAATTGTTGCGGCACTGATAAAACCACCATAACCGCCACCTACGTTTGTTGTAGTTGTAACTGTTAAAACTACAGTGGCTGTTACCCCTGCTGCATCTTGTGGTGCTGAAACACTGGCTGTAGCACCTAAAGAATAGTGTGATCCAGTATTATTAATACTGACTGTAACACCCTCATATTGAACTACATCAGTGGGTGTAGCGCCACCACCTCTTACAAAAAATCTCTTTTTAATTGGACGTCCCATTTTATTTTCTCCTTGAATATAGACAGTTCTATTGCCTACGCGGCGGGGACCGCATAAACTCTCGATTAAGAGCGAACAGTATTATTTACCCATAGTCAACAAAAAGCCCACCTAAGTGGGCTTTTGTTTGTTTTAATAACAGTAACGAATTACTGGAATGAAACGTTTGCGCTAGTGATAGCAACTTTACCTAAGTAGTCAGCTGCATTACCTAGAGAAGAAGCAGTGTTGCTTAGTTCTACGTAACCGTAACGTGTTAGGAAGCCAACTACTGGCTCAAATGTTGCTGGATCTAGAACAACACCAGAGCTCATTAGAGGAATATATGGGCAATAGAACGCTGCAGCATCTGCTTCGCTAGAACCTTTGTATCCAATTAGAACTTGGTTGTTATCGTTACCAGTGTCTGTCATGTATGCGTCAACATAAACACGCATAGCGCCATTCAATGTACCAACAAACTTAGTGTTTGTAGGAGCTTCGAATGTACCTTCTGTTGTACGAGCAAATGCGCTAGTAGTAGCAGATTGTAGAATTGTCAATGCTTGGTTAGAAACAACAGCCCAGTTACCAGCACCACGACGTGTACGCTGAGCAATTAAGTTAGCAACACGGTTGATTTGGATAGCTAAGGCAGCATGTTCGTCACCAACGAATGTTGCTGTACCAGAAACTAAACTTTGATCGTATGTTTGTTCAACACTTGCCAAGCTACGTAGAGAAGCTAGGATTTCTTGATCAATTTCAGTTGTGATTTCTTGTGCTAGAGCAGCCATGATTTCTGCTTCGATGTCAATGCCTTGTTGGCTTTGTGCATCTTGTGCAGCTTCAAAAGTCCAGCGAGCGCTTAGTTTACGTGACTTAGCTTCAACTGGGCTCTTCAAGATTTGAATGCTCATACGCTTACCTGGTTGACCTTCAAGCAATGATGTTTGAGCGGCACCTGGAGTAGCGTCAGTGTTGTTACCACTGTAAGCACTAGCAATCTTGAATGGGCTTAATGCTTCTTCACCAGCTTGTACGTTATCGCCAGAATCAGCATAACGAACACGCAATGTGTGAATTTGGCCAACTGGACCAGTCATTGGTTGTACACCGATGATTTCGTTGGCAATAACTGTTGGCATAACACGACGGATTACTGGAAGAATAACACGGTTAAGTGTTGCTACGTTACCAGCGCTTGTCGCGCCTGCTGTTGCGCTTTCAGCCAAATACTTACGAGTGTTTTCTAAGCAAACTTGCATAGAAGCACGGCGTGTACCAGATAGGCCTTCAAGCAGAGCTTCTTTGGTCTCTGACCATCTTTCATTTAATAGTTGTGACATTTTGTGTCTCCTTGAATTATATTTTTGTTAATCCCGCCAACTTGCGGATATCAACAATATTGTCTAAGCCTACCTCGGCTTTTACTTCACGATTTCCAGTTACTTCAGCACCTTCACTTAAAATAGCTTTCTTAGGAGCTGTTTTACGTGATTGTCCTTCCATTACTGCTGGTAGGTATTTGTCGAAAGACTCATTTAGTTTCTTTGTTGGAACGGATTCCAACAACTCTTTCATGATATCTCTCTTATCAGCACCTAATGGTGCTAACAACTCACCCATAACAGCTTTACGTTCCATTAGATCTTTAGTAACACGAAGATCGCGTTGTGTAGATTCTACTAGTTGTGTTTTTTCTGCTACGGCTTGTTTGGCTTCAGCAATTTGTTGTTCTTTCTTTTCAATGATCTTTAACAATTTACTTGTTTCAGATTTCTCATTTAAATAGGAACCAGCAAACTCCTGCGCAAATGCTTCATAGATCTTACGACCAAAGTCATTGTTACGAGCACTGTCAATGTCTTCTTTCAATTGCTTGATTTCAGATGTCAACTTGGTTGTAACAGTCCCTTCAACGACCTTACTAGCACGTTGAATGAAGTTTTGTTTAATTTCAGCAAATTTGTTTTTAGCTTCACGAACTAACTTAACTTTTGTTTCAGCTAGGTCCTTCTTGTCTGCGGCAAATTCACTAATTTCTTTTGCTAGAGCATGTACTACAAAACTCTCTAGCTTGGAAAAATTCTCGGATACTTTTTTACGGTCTCCTTGGAATTCAACCAATTCTTTTCCTAATTGTGTGATTACAAATCCTTCTAGCTTCTTAGCATCTTCAGCAATCTTTGTACGATATGCTGTCTTTGCTTCATCTAGAGCTTTTTTGTCTTCATGCAATTCACTCATTTCTGCGAGCAATCTCTCGCTTAACATCTTGTCGACTGCTTCAACAATAGCACCTTTATCTTGGTTATATTTTTGAGCAAACTCTTCACGAAGTTCTGCGGTTACTTGTTCGCGATTCTCTTTAATTTTTTCAGCAAAGGCAGACTCAATGACAGTACGTGTGTCTTCTGTCATTACTCCTGACTCTACTAATTGTTTGAATGCGTCCAACATATATTTCTCCTCGGGCTTATTTTAGACCTTTAATAATTTGAAGTAATGATTCCTTCAAATATTTCTGGGCCTTTGGATCTTCTTTTACTTCTTGCGCTACTCTAAACGCTCTATTCCCACCACGAGCATTCATCAAATGCTCATAAACAGGAGTAGGGTACGCTCCAGGCGCACTTGGTTGAGCAACTACGTCTACTGTGATAATCTCGAAATCAGATACATGGCCGTTCATGTCGTTAACATTGCCGCTACCACGAGAACTAACACCAAGTTTTACTCCACTTTCAAGCATAGTACGAACTAAGTTACCCATCGGTGTAGGTAAAATTTTCATCTTACCATAACCATTAGGACCTTCCATCCACATTTGAGTTATCATATGGGACACACGATCCAAATTTACTTTTAAATCGTCAGGATGATCAACTTCACCTAGTACACTATAGCCATTTTTAATCTGATCCATAAGAGTACTAACCGCACGATCAATTTCGTCTACTGGGTAAACACGTTGATTTGCGTTACGAATGCCACCTTGGATGGCAATACCTTTTAGATAAAGATTTTTGCCGTCCTTATCATCAGACTCAAGAATTACTTGAGCCTGATCATAACTTAGATGTTCGCGTAAGTAAGAATATTGCATCCTGTCTCTCTAATTATTTTGTATGCTGTGGCAAGAATTGACGTTTTGTAGCTGGATCAATACTTGTTTGACCTGCTTTGTCGCCTGAGCCAGAACCTACTGGACCTGGATTCTTGTTGTTGTTAGGATATCCAGAACCAACTTTCTTTAGATTCTTAACACCCATTTTTCCACCTGGAACATTACCAGCTTCTTTAGCAAACTTGTCACCACTTTCTGGAGTGATACCACGATTTACTTTGCCTGGACTTGTACCTGTGTTGCTTTGACCTTCGTCTCCGCCTTGACCAATATTTTTAGCATCAGCACCAGTTGTTGGCTTACCTTTACCAGAACTTACTGGGCTACGGCCTTCTACTGGGGCACCTTCTGTATCGCCAGATCCAGAACCAACGTTCTTACCTTGAGCTTTTTGTGTACCAGACTTTTCCCAGTCGTTACCGACTTTCTCAACGTATTCACGTGTCATACGACGGTTTTCCATCATACCCATCATGTCTTCGTCAGCATCTTCTTTG